AAGCGTAATTCAAATATTTGACTTAACCGACTTAAGAGAGATAAAACAGGTAGCTACTTACCATGATAGACTAATCAGCCCTTATAATTTTACTTCCAAAGTTTACGAAATCTTGCAGCACTGGGGATCGCCATTAGCAATGATAGAAAGAAATAATTGCGGTGCGCAAGTAGTTGATCAATTAAAAAATACTCATGCGTATGAAAATATTGTTTCGTATGGAACTAAAGTCGGCCCGGTATCTTTTAATAAGATTGGTGTGCAAGCACATACTAATACCAAATACAAAGGTGTAGTTAATATGCGCTATTGGATGAATGAATTACGTGCATTAAAAATTAGGGACTTTAAAACTTTAAACGAACTTAAAGGTTTTGTGAGATACCCAAACGGTACATGGGCTGCAAAACAAGGATCAGATAGTTGGGATGATAGAGTAATGTCATTATTATGGGGGTTAATGATCCTTGAAACGGATCTTTGTGAAAAATATTTTGAAGTTGTAGAATACGATAAAAATAAAAAACCTCTTAAAATTAAATCTCTAGATTACGGTATAAAATACTTTATTAATCCTACATCTATATATAGTAACGAAAAAATGGGTATAGATGGCGTACCGCCTTTGCCAATTGTTATATCACAGGACGGCAATCAGGATCATAATGAAATAGCTGACCTTGAGTCACAAGGTTACCGCCGTTTAATATAAATAATTAAATGGCAAACTTAGTATCATATACTCAAAGCCCTTTTAATAAAGCGCGTAAAGACAAATTTTTATTTGTTTTAAATTTACCCGCTTGCTTAAAGGATATTTCTCGTAAATTTGAACGCGATAAAAATACCGTAATTCCCGATGCTCTACAATTTTCTGTCTTCGGTGCCACAATTCCCGAAGTATCTGTACCTTCAGTTAATATTAGATACTCCGGTCAAACATTAGCTAATTCTGGATATTCTAGAGACCCCTATCCGCCCGTAACAATAAACTTTACAATTGATAACAGATTTAACAATTATTGGATTATATACAAATGGTTAGATCTTTTAAATAATGCAAGACTTAGTATATTTGACGCCGATAATCTTATAGATAATGACATTAAGAATTCATTAAATAAGCAAGCGGCTATAGTAAATAAAACTAACTCTTCAGGTGCCGATTTTCTTAAATTTAGAGCTAATTTTTCTTTATTTGCTTTAGATGAATATGATAAAAGAATTATTGAATTTATTTATAAAGACGCGTTTCCAACAGCTGTTGGATCTATCAATTTTAACAATAGAGATGCGACCGAAATTGAAACTTCTTTCACTTTTGAATATTCACAGCTGGAAGTATCTCTAGTTGAACAGATAGATAATTTATAAAAACTGAAAAGTTTTATCCGAAAAAACATAAATATTTTATATGGCACGTACAATCCAAAGTCCCGGTATACAAATTCAAGAGGTAGATCTTTCGTTAGCAAATGTTGGAACCCCTTCTACTACAGTGTTTATCCCTGGTTTCGCTAACAAAGGACCAACATCTGAACCGGTTTCTGTATCTTCGTTATCTGAATTTGAACAAATTTTTGGTACACCTACTAATGGTGCTGAGAGATATTTTTATCATACTGTAAAGGCTGTACTACAATCTCCTGCAAATGTTTTAGTATATAGAATTCCATATGGTGCAGGAGCTGGTGTTGATACGAGTGATGAATATAGTGCACTAGTATATCCAGTACAAGCATATTGTCCTTCTACACAATATGTATCAGGCGACTTAACCAAGACAGATTCAAGATATTTCTTCGGCACCCCAACACATTTAAAGCTCACACAAGCTGAATATGTAGGGATTCTACAAGGCGATGCATTTGCTTGGGCTACTAATACTGAAAATAGAGTAAACTTTCCTAACGTTGCATCGCTTAGCGGTGCAGGGCTAATTGTTCTTAACAAGAATCAATCAACAATTAATTCTAAATTTGAAGGAACATATGTTGGTATTATCGATAATACTAATTTAAATCCTGCTACACCTTTTAACGATGTAAACTCAGTTTATACGATTAATAGTGAGACAACAGCTGTTTACGGCAATGATAATTTCGTACAAATACCTTCGACAAGACTTAATTTTACCTTAAGTGCTGAATCTACTGGTTTACAGGGTTCTGTTTCTGAAGTATTAGAAAATATACCTTCTTTTGACATTTCATCTAATCAATTTGATGATACCGTTGCAATAGGCGTATTTAAACTCCGTCAGTCGGTCTTTTCACCTGATACAATTGCCTTAGATTATGTTTTACAGGAAAGCTATGCAGGGTCATTCGATTCAAACAGACAAATTAATAGTGAGAATGGTGGACCTGCAATTAGCTTTTCTATTGAACAATCAAATGCTGGGTCGTTTAATACGACGATTATAGTTAATCCCTTTATCGCTAATAAAAACGATACAACATGGCTAGATCTTTCTGGTATACCGTCAAAGAAAGTTCGCTTCCTTACCGATGCATTGGCTACTCCTTTAGATGGCGAAACCGCAAATGAGTATACCGCCCGTGTAGGTGCACCTGAAATAAGCGTTGAAGCGATGCTGTCAGTTCTTGGCAGTACTGCAGCCCTTTATCCGTTAGGTGATTATGATAATCAAGATTTAGCTACAAAAATTATCGGTAACTTACCTGCTAAGCTTACTAGCGCAACAGAGAGATTAAACAATGTTGATCTTTATCCAATCACTGTAACTGTTGAAGCTGGATTAGGGACAATTTATGCTAATTCATTTAACCCATCTACATATACATATTTCGATGAAACTGCACCGTTTGAGGAACTAGTAGAATCATTAAAAGTACAAAATCCATCTTCTCTACCGGTAGGTGTTACACGTTATAACGCAGCAGTACAGCCGTTATTAAGCTTAGCTGAAGGCAGAAAAGATCATATTCTAATTTTAGACGCTCTTTCGAATATATTTGTACAAGGTGCAAATGTAAAGACGTTAGATCTTCGCGGAAAAAGCTTCTCAGATGATATCTATTGGCCATTAAAAAATCAATTTACTGCATATAATACAAGTTATGCATGTACATTCGCGAATTGTGCGCAAGTTAGTGATGCTGCAACCGATCAGCAGGTCTGGGTTCCATTCTCCGGGTTTGCTGCAGCTGCAATGGCAAAGACAGATAATAATTATCAGCCCTGGTATGCGCCTGCTGGGTTCTCCCGCGGTGTTATCGTCGGTGTAAATGACGTCGCCATCTATCCCAAGCAAAAGCAGCGCGATCAACTCTATAAGATTAATATTAATCCAATTGCGTTCTTCCCGTCTGAAGGATTTGTAATCTTTGGCCAAAAGACTCTACAGAAGAAGCCGAGCGCATTCGATAGAATTAATGTTCGTAGGTTGTTCCTCAATCTCGAAACGGCAACGCGCGATACTTTAAAGTATTTCGTATTCGAGCCAAACACACTCTTCACACGTACACAGGTTATTAATACAATCAGTCCGTTATTTGAAAATGCTAAAAATACTCAAGGTATATATGATTATCTCATTATATGCGATGAACGTAATAATACACCTACAGTAATTGATGATAATACTTTAGTAATCGATATCTATATTAAACCTGTAAGAACAGCAGAGTATATACTTTGTAACTTCTACGCTACTAGAACCGGAACAAACTTCCAGGAGATAGTATCATAAATGATCGAGGTTAATAAATAATTTTATGGCTGACGTAAATCAATTAATTACAGACTTTTACAGAGTAGCGACGACACGTGAGTTTGCACGTGATTTTAACTTCCGTGTATTATCCATTAATACTGGCGGTGCAAGCACAGTAACTTTTGATGAGAATGATTTAGTATACGTTAAGACAGCAACATTACCTGCTCGTTCTATTACAAATGTACCGGTACCTTACATGGGGTTAAATTTTAATTTACCTGGTAACGCTACATATCCTAACAGTGATAGTTATGAATTAACATTTTATGCTGATGCTCAGTCTCAAATCCGTCAGAAGTTTGAACAGTGGTCAACAGATATCTTTAATGATGCTAACTCAACAGGTAATTATTTCGCCCCTAAGCAGACAGCTATTATTGATTTAGTACAACTTGATAATGCTTTAAATAGCGTTGGTCAATATCAATTAGTTGGCGTTTCAGTAAGAAACGTTGGACCCCTTCAGTATAATATTGCTACTGGTACAGGTGAGACGATTGAATTCACCGCTACTGTCTCCTACCATTACTGGAGAAAACTTAGCTAATTCGTTAGTTAGATCTAAATAATTAGGTGAACAATCCGTTTACCAGTGCTTTAAATTCGTTAGGTCAAAATTTTACAGATTTGGGTAGAGGTACTAACGCCTCTTTTGCCCCTCAAGCAATTAATCTTTTCGGGTTCAATATCCCGGGCGTACCTATAATAAGTCCAAGAGATTATTTCTTGGTACAAATGGAATCATGGTTTACTTCGATTCCCAATTCGACACAGTGGATTATAGTTATAGATAATTATCCCCCTGCATTAAGAAGCAGTATTATTCAAGGATTAGAAAGAACTGACGGTAGTAAAAAAGGGTTTGATATTGATACAGCTAGATCTATTTTAAATAGCTTTCCTTTACAAAAAATTGTAGGTTGTTTGTTCGCGCATTCAATTGTTATACCCACCGAACAATATTCAGTAAGCACAGTATCAATTAATAATAATAGAGGTTTTTTACCTGGTGTTTTAGGTGGTCCGAGAATTACCGAAGCTCCGGAATTAGTAATTGAGTTTAGAGAAACAAATACATCGTTTGTCGACTTCGTACTCAGACCTTGGGTGATAGTGGGGTCGCATTACGGGATGGCCGCCCGCCCGGGTGATACTCAAGGTAATAAAGATCCTAAAAATATGAAAGTAAATATGACTTTATTAGAGTATACAAGAACATATCAAGGTATATCTATGATACCTAGAAAAGTGTTTAATTTTTACAATTGTATGCCATATCAAGTTTCAGAGCAATCCTTAGATTATTCAGATGAAAAGCTAACTACATATAGTACAAGATGGACGTATTCAAATTATACGGTTGAAAATAATCTTTACTTGCCTATTGCTGATCTTGTTAATAGAATATCTAATGGATCTATACCTCGAATTA